CTGCCCGCTCCCTTCCACGAAGGCGTGAGATCGACGTCAACCTCGTCGGATTTCAGGCCGGGAGGCGAGCCATACGGCTCGGTCGTTCGCTGCTTGACCTCGACCAGCTTGTCCTCGGTCGGCCCGACGAAGATGCCGCTCGACTTGAACACGCGCAGCCACGCCTTGTTGACGTTCTTGAAGCGGCCCTGCCCGTAGCCATCCACGTTCATGGTGATCGGAAGCGTCTGCAGGTCGCTCTCGTATGGCAGACCGACATGCACAACCGAGCATGCGCGCTGGAGCGTGACTGACCCTCCGCTCACCGTCGCCTGCGGAAGCACGGCACCATCGCCGAGGATGCTGACCGTCTTGCCCTCGAGGTGATCCAAGCCGGATATGGAATCCCTTGCCCAGGACCATGCCGTCACGGGACTGTTTCGCAGGGGAACCTCGATGACCTTGTCTGCCTTGGCGGTCGCCGCCGTGGTCGATGTTGTCGAAAGGACGGTCAGCCGGTACTTGGTGCCTGCCGATGACGTGAGGACTATGACGTCGCCGACATCCGACGTCGCAGGAAACGCGAAGATCGGTGAGGACGAGGTGATGGTCAGGACGTCGCTCGGACCCCAGCTCGTTCCTCCTGTCACCGTCACGGTTGTGGCTCCGGTGTTCGTGCCGTCGTAGGTCAGCCCGCTGTCCACGAAGAAGCAGTCCTCGAGGTCGCCGATCTGCCGGCTCGCCATGCGCTCCACGTACCGCTTCGTCACGCCGCCGATGGTGCGCTTGACAACGACGTACAGGCGATCCTCCGTACCCTCGGCCACGGCCGTGCATGACTCGAACGTGCCGTCCGTGTCGTGCCAGTGCCATGCGCCGATCTGCTGCTCGGGGATGTACGTCAGGCCGAGCAGGTATCCCGTCGATGACACGAACCACAGCAGAGGCTGCGGCGACTTGCTGTAGCACATGTCGCTGATGTCGTAGTTGTCGAACAGGTGCGCGGCGCGCAATGACAGGTCGCCCGTGACGAAGCCGCTGGCCTGCCAGGAGTACCCGAGTTCGCGAACATGGCCTCCGCGTGCCGCGCAGTAGACCACCGTGTTGTTGACGATGGACGGCTGCACGTTGCTGGCGCCGATGTACGACTGCGGACGGACGGAGATCGTGGTCGGGGTGATGACGTCGCTGTTGACCGGGGACACGCGCCATTCCGCTCCGCTGGTGAGCAGCAGGAGCTGCGTGAGCGGGACGATGTGCCGGATCGTGTTCGCCTCCCGCGCAGCCACCCGGAAGTTGATCCGGTCGGTGTCCTGCAGCGGGATGTGGTACGACATGTCCGACTCGGTCCCGGTGCGCGTCATCCACAGCGTCTGCGGGGCATTCGTCGTGCCGGCGAAGATGCGGCGCTGCTCGAAGTACGACACCGCGCCGGGGTAGTTGCCGCTGCTCGAGAACACCGTGTCAACGGTCGGTGGAGAGATCCCCATGTCGGGAGCGATGTTGTTGTCCACGAATGAGGTTGTCTCGGTCTGGCCGATGTACCCGTAAAGCCCGCTCTGCCGCTTGTAGACGTTGTAGCGAACGGCGCCAGACACGGCCGACCAGGTAATTGTGTTGTACGCGCCGGCCATCGCCAGATTGTTCGTCGCGTTGCCTGCGCTCGACGGCGGTGTCTCGTCAACGCCGTTCGCAGGGATGGCCGTGATGACGTAGTAGTTCGTGAGATCGGCGGTCTGCGTCATCGGCTGGACGATGCCGCCGCTTCCGTACACGCCGCCGGTGAGCGTCGGGGCAAGCGCGTTCTGCACGGACAGGACGGAGAACGTGTTTCCGCCAGCGCCGTGGAACTTGTCGATGATCCAGAACTTGTTGTTCAGCAGTTCGCCGCCCGTGGGTGGCGTAGTCCACGTGATTTCGCTGATGTAGATGGTGTCGCCTGCGGAGAATATGACGTCCTTGACGTCCGCGCTGACGGTAATGTGACCAGTGCCGACGTTGATTCCGGTGATGTTCGCGCCGACGCTCTTGGTCGGCGTGACGGTTGGCGCACCCGGCGTGGTGATGTCCGCACCGAACGTGATCGTCGTGAGCGTCCAGCTCGTCGCCCCCAGCCGCTTCAGCTCCCGCGGCGCGTAGTTCGGGTGGACAAGCGTCAGGACATCCGCGGACTGCACGTAGTGGATGTCGAACAGGTCAGCCTCGGCATACGGATTCGCGATCTCGTAAGGCGATCCGCCAGACATGAGGGTCGCGCCCTGCGTGTGGAACCGGATGTACCCGGCGCCAAGCTCGATGACCATCGTCTGCGTCGTGCTGTACGTGAACGGAAGCAGCCGAACCTTCTTGGTCGAGTCCTTCACCTCGCGAACGAACGCGAAGCCTGCGCGGTTCTCGGCAGGACCCTGCGGCATGGCGACGAAGTTCCGCAGCTTCGCGGCCCCGGTCTGGAACTTGGCGTCATCGATGCGGCCGAACATCTCCGGCGATATCTCGCCGCCCGCGAAGGATCGGAAGTATGAGCGGGTGCTTGCCATGTTTCAGCGTCCAGAGATCCATGCCGTGACGTGCTGCGGCTTGACGTCGCGCTGGTTGGCGTCAGACGCCCTTGCCTGCGCGAGGAAGCCCATCGCGATCTGGCGCTGGCGGTTGCCCTCGGAGGCGCCCTCCGTCCCCTTCACGACAGGGCCGGCAAGCATCGACGCCAGGTAGTGCGAAAGCGCGATGGAGAACAGCGGATCGAACTTGGTCGGGTCGGTCACCAGCGCCTGGTACCGCAGGAGCGCGTTCTCTTGGTTGGTGTAGATGACCTTGTTCCCGAGCGTGTCAGTCTCGATCACGTACTCCTGCGGCACGTACACGCCTGCGCCCGGGAGCGGCGGCGTGATCCACCCGTAGCCGTAGCGGTCGGCCGGATAGGCGCGGATCGAGTAGTCGCTCTCGGCCTCCGGCGGCAGCACGGCCACGGCCGTGAGCATGTCTGCCGGCACTCCGTAGGCGTACTTCCACATGGTGTACGGCATCGTCACCTGCGCGAGGCTGACGCGCCTCGAGGCGAACGACCATGTGTGCATCTGCAGGAGGCTGTCCCGTGCGATTGGGTAGAACCGGGCGCAATGCTCGGACTGCGCGGACCCCTCCGGCGGGTCGATGCTCGCGACGGTCGCATCGTCGCCGAGGTGCGCCAGCGCGAGGTTGCAGATTTCCACGACTGACGGCATGGGCGCCTCCCGTTCCGAAAGAGGGGGGTCGGGGTTTCCCTCCGACCCCCCCCATGAGTCACATCATGCAGGAATCACTCCACGGCGATGGCGTCGGGCTTGGTCTTCCGTCCGCGCAGCTTGGGGGCGGGCGCATCCGACGAATCGGTGGCACGCGCTGGCTGCACAGTTCCCTCGAGATACTCGAGGTGCGTGTTGAACGGACCATCGTAGTTGAACGTGTCTCCGGGTTGCCGGAGGCCGTTGTCCACGAAGCAGAGAACCTTCGCCTTGACCTTTGCCATGAGATCCTCCTATCAGGACACCACGAAGCCGCCGGCGTACACCTTGCGGTCCTGGATGTCCATCACGACGTCAGCCGAGATCACGCCCGACGTGGAGCCGGCCGAGGTCACGACGTTCGCGCCGAGGTACCGCTGGCCCGCGCTGCCGAGCAGCTGCGGGTTGACGCGGACGGCGACCTGCGTGCCGACCGCGACCGCGGAGGTCGGGGACAGTTCGCCGACCACCAGCACGTTGGTGTCGAGGCCATCGTCATCGGCGACCACGACCTGGTAGGTCGGGTTGGTGCTGGCCGCGAGGGCCGTGGTGACGGTGAACACGACGTACAGGTCCGCACCGGCGCCGAGGTCACGGTTCTGGTTGCCCTGGGCGATGGTGTAGAGCGATCCGCTGGCCGACGCCGCATACGCGGTGTTGGAGCGGAGGTCGATGACGTCGGGGAAATCGTAGGTGCCGGTCGCGGTCAGCGTCACGCTGCCGAGACGCATGTTCTGGTCGAGAATCATTGTGGTGGATTCCTTTCTGCCTCGGTCCTATCAGGACACGACGGCTTCGGTGTTGATGAGCTGATCGACGCGACGGCAGGGAACGCCGAGGAACGACAGCCAGCTGTACGGCGTGCCGAACTGCGAGAGTCCCTGGTTCACGGCGAGGACGTTCTGGCTGCGGTCCATCGCCTGGATGGAGAGGCCAGCGTGGACCGTCCGGTTCATGTAGAACGCGGCGCGACCCATCGCCATGTTGGGGATGCGGTACAGGGCGCGAGCCATGCACTTCACCAGCTGCGTGTTGGTGTTCGACGCCTGCGTCCCGGTCGTAGCCTGGAGGTCGCTGATGTCGATGTTGCAGATGCGGACCACGTAGCGCCAGTCCTTCACGACCAGGCCGTTCTTCCACTGGTAGCGGGTGGCGTAAGCCTGGAGGCGCGTGCCGTCGCTGTTGTAGACGGTCTGCTCGCCGAGATCCTCGTGCATGAGGCCCGCGGTGCTGCCCTTCGGGAAGGGGCAGTAAACGGTGTTGTCGCCCCACACCACCAGGTAAACGCTGGTGTTGTCCGATCCGCTGCCGCCTGCGGTGATGACGTTCTGGCTGTTGTTGCTGCCGGTCAGCGCCGAGTAACGCGCCGCGAGGCCGAGGAACGACTTCGGCTCGATGGCGGGGTTGCCGTAGAACATCGTCGCGGCCTGCGTCTGGTTCATGGCCTCGAGGAAGGCCACGTCCTCGGACAGGCGGAACTGCGCCGTGTTGCCGTTGAGCATGGCGAGATCCTTGTCAACCTCGCTGCGGGCCTCGAGGATGCCGCAAGCCTCATCGACCTGCGCGGTCTGGGACTTGCTGTTCGGGATGCCCTGGTTGAGGGCGCGCCAGTAGACGGCCGGGAGGCCGGTGCGGATCACGACGCGCTCGCCGGTGGGCAGGTTGCCCTCCTTGAACACGCAGTCCTCGAGGATCTCGTTGGACTGCGAGAGGAGTTCGGCGATCACGGGAACGCGACCCTCGGGGTCGGTGCGCTTGGCCCAATCGGCCAGCGTCAGATTGGTGTTGGAAAGAACTGCCATTGGAATGGCTCCTTTGTGTGTTGGTTAGGACTGACTTGAGTACAGAGCATCGGCCAGGTCATTGAACGAGCGCGGGCCGGCGGGTTTCGCCGCACCCTTCGTTCCCGTGACCATCCGATCCTCACTGATTGCCTTGCCTGCGCGGAACATGAACCGGATCACCTCCGGGTGGTTCCCCAGGCCAGACTCGTTGAGCAGCGAGCGGAGTTCGGTCGTGCCGAACGCATCGAGCGCCTTCTTCGCGACGGAAAGGTTCTCCGACAGCTTCTCGCCGCCGAACTCCTTGTCACCCTTGGATGAGTCGGCCCATCCCGTGCGAATCGCCTCGATCTGCGCCATCTGACGCTCGGCCATCTTGGGTGCCATGGCGTCGAGGACACGCTGCGCGGCCTCCTGCGACAGGTTGAGTTCGCGTGCGACCTCGGAGTACGTGGTCAAGACCTCGGCATCGAACTGCTTGCCTTCGGGAACCTTGAACTCGTACTTCTCCGGCGCGGCCTGCGGCTTGGCTTCCGCCTTCGCCTCGGTTGCCGGCTGATCGCCCGCGACGGTTTCCGCAGCGGCCGTCGTTGCGGCTTGCGGCTCCTGGGTCGCGGTGGGCTTCTGCCCGTCCCCGTAGAGCTTCGCGGCCGTCGCCGCTGCGCCTTCAGGGGCCGAAGATGACGGGGCGGCATTAGTGGTCGTTGCTGCCGCTTCCACCATCGATGGTTCGTTCATTCGTGTTCTCCTTCATCATCACGGGATACAGCTCGGGACACTGGGCATGGACGATGGCGAGCATCCGAAGCCCGTAGTTCCTGTTCCCCTCGGCGAAGGCCATTGCCATCGCGTTGGTGTTGAACGACGAGCGGAAGATGCCGGCAGCGTCGAGGAGCCGCCAGATGACCCTGCGGCCCCTCTTGTTGCCCATGAGCCACTTGACGTCGCCCTCCTCGTTATCGCGGTCCAGTCGTTCGCGGAGGTCGCGCTGCGCCTTCGCCTTCTCCTGGCCCCGCAGGTCGAGCGGGTCATAGTTGCTCACGATGCCATCCTATCAAATGCGATGTTTCGCATTGCGAAGATCATCCGCCGTACAGCATCGTCGCCGCCGCGCCGAAGTTGCCGGCGCCGCCGATCTCCATGTCGGTGATCTGGAACTCGACCTTCTTCTCGGTTCCGCCTGCGGTCTGCTCCGCGCCGGCCGACTTGACATAGGCACGGGCCGTGATCGTCACGACGCTGCCGATGGCCGGCGGCGCGGTGATACGCAGCTTCTCGAGTTCATCCGACTCCAGCTCAAGGCAAAGCCCCTCCGGGTACATCGGCTCGTCCATCTCGACCTGACCCGGCATCTCCTCGCGCTCGGGTTCGCGCTTCATCGAAATCATTGCCATGTGGTGTCCTTTCAGACTTCGACGGCTGACGGCGAGCCGTAGCCGCTGAACATGTTCATCACGTCGGTCAGGGCGTTGTTGCCGCCGGTCGGCGCCTGCGCCATGTTCTTGACGGTCTGCGACTGCTGCTGCATCGCCGCCGCCTGTTCCTTCGCGGCCATCGCCTGGTTGCGGGCCTGCCGCACCATCGCGACATCCTTGTCGGCCACGATGAGTGACGGGTCCACGCCGAGCATGTCGGCGTAGATGTCTGCCCACTGGTCGCTGTCGAACTTGTCGAGGATGTCGGGCTTCATCTGCGCGATGGCGCCGAGGTTGCCGACGAACCTGTCAACGGCGTTCGTGCCGATGGCGCGCTGGGCCTGCGCCAGCATGGACACGAACTCGACGTTCAGGTCCATGCCCTGCAGCTCCTGCGGCGCCGGCGGGATCACGCCGGACTGGATCATGCGGTTGAACGTGATGTCAATGAGCGGGTCAAGCAGTTCGTTGTGCAGGCGCTCGAGGACGGGGCCGAGCATGAGGAGCTTCTCCTCGTGGCGCTCGGCGACCTCGGTTGCCGTCATGCGGGTGTTCGGCGCGGTCGCCAGCATCAGGAACAGGTCGGCGTAGAACGCACCGCTCACGCGGCCGCGGCAGTCCTGGATGTCCTGCAGCAGGTAGTCGAGCCGAAGGTTGACGTCGAACGCGCTGCGGATGCCGTTGCCGGCGGGGTCCACGTAGGTGATGCCGCCCGGGAG